GCCATGACGCGGCAGTTGCTGGTAAAGCTCTGGCCGTCTGTGAGTTCAATCGGATTAACGGGTAAGGCCACCAATCACCCCCTGTAGCTGCGGTCCCTTGGCAGGATTGCCCGCGGTTTTGCCTGTGCCGGCCCCTGGATTGTCCCCGCCCTTGTCACTGCCGGGCGCATGGCCAGCCTGGGCCTGGGTCGCTCCCATCATGGCCATGGCCAATTGATTCAGGCTCATGAGCACGTTTTTAGGTATGGCTGGGTCAAACTTCTCGCCTATCCAGGTCAGTAGTTCGGGCGAGAGCAGGAGCTGGGGCGCGGTTCCAATCGTGGTCATGAATTCCATGGCCGACGACTTTTCCGCGTCCAAGTTCACAGGACGGCTGGAACCAGGAACCACGGTCACATCCGCCTCAAAGGTCAAATCCTCGCGGGTCACGCGGTCCCATCGTTCCTTGCCGTACTGTTCCTCTAGTTGCTTTTTCATTTCCGGCATGAGCTCCAGCATGACGCCGAGCTGCGCCGGGTCCATGCCCAGGAGCTGGGCCACGACGGGGATGATCTCAGGCGCTTTGAAGTCCCTAAGCTTGATCCACATATCGAGCGTGAGCGTGTCCTTGACTAGCTGGAACATCTTCTGCCCAGCCTCTGACAGCCAGTCATTCACGCTGCCCTGCTCATCTTTGTCGCGCAGGTTGGCCGCCCGTTCCACGAAGCTGCTTTCGGTTGCGCTTGCGCCTTCCTCGCTGCCGGCCCGGGCACCAGAGGTGCCTGTCACGATGCGCCAGTCCATTTGCAGGAGCTGGCAGGCCTTGTACAGGTCAGGCGCTAGGGGTGGATCCATCCATGGCACTGGCGGGCGGGCTATGTCATTAATCTTCACCCCGGTCATATCGTCGGAGCTGCCGAACTTGGCCATTTCCTCTGCGCTACCAAAGGTGTCATCTGAATACATGATTTTACGGGCTGAGCGTTTCGCGCCCTCGTCAATCATCTTCCTGAGCAGGTTGTAAGAATCCTGGAGGGGTACCCAGCTTTTCGTTTTCGGGCAGGGCCATGGCGAAGGATCGGGCGATAAGATGGGGTCGCCCAAGTTCAGGATGCTGTAGGGGTGATCCTCGATCCCGCGGGGCAGGGGTTGCTTCACTAGGAAGTCGTCAAAGTCCTGGCCGTCCGCATAGATGATTTGCTCTTTTTTACGTAAGTCGTAAATCTCGATATACTTAAACAGTTCGTCGCCTTCGGGCTCGGTCTTGCGCTTCTTGCCGCTGTCTGTGGTCTTTGACGTGGCATTGGATTTCAGGAGCGTGCGCCGTTCCTTGGGAAAGCGCTCATCTTCCTTGGCGTCATCCAGGGAGACCGTCACTTCCTCGGCTATCCAGGGCCATTTCTTCTGGTCTGGTCCAGCATCCGGCAAGAGCATGGTACGGGCGTCCACGTACTCATACCGATAGGCCTCATCCTGCATGACCATGTCTGGCTCGGTGACAGCTTCGCCGGTCAAGGGGTTTTTCATGGGGATGGGATTGCCTAGCTCATCTTTGGCCAGCATGCCATCTTGCATGACCATGATGGGCTCGCCCGCCCGCGGGTTCGGCTCTAGCGTAGGGTCGTAACAGGTCTTGATGACCCCGATACGGAAAAAGGCCTGGAGCAGGGCGAGTGACGCAGCGTTTTTAAAATTGTCGTCCTGCGACCCTATACGCTCCAGGATGGCTTCGCCTTGTGCGGCCTTCTGAGACACGGCGGTTGCTTCCATGCCCTGAATCGGACGCACAAAGAATTTCGGATTGTTATAAAACAGGTTCGGTTTCTGGGTGCGGACCGTGGCGCGGAAATGGTTAAAGCTGCGGTTTCTGCCGCGGCTCCTGGCGTTCTGCTCACCATAGAAATACTGTTCCGCCTCCAGCACGTTCTGGTCGCGTTCCCAGTCCTCGCGCAGCCGACGGGCGGTCGCTATACGGGTTTGCCAGCGCTCAAGCTGCTTCTGGCTGTCCTTGCGCTCGCCTGACTCTTCCACGGCACTTTTCTTTTTATCCACTACTGTTCCACCTCTCGGTATTCGTATAGGTCAGCCGACAGTCTATGCTCGAAACGGTACTGTCTCGTATTTATGCACATGGGCTGCATGCGGTGTATCTCTGCGTCGCGCATGTACTTCGTGGCATCCTCCAGTGGATACCGAAGCGCGGTCCTAAAAAGCGGCGGGGGTGTCTTATCGCCAACCTCAACCATCCGTATGCAATCGTCTGCCGTAATCAGCTTGAGAATCACCCCATCATCTCCCGCTGCATGGTGTAGGTTTGTGGAGCCTCACCGTTGGCCGCTCGCTTGGACTGCTCACGCCACCAGTTGAAGGTGTTCGGCTTCTGCGCCAGCTCAGCCTCCATCGGCCTCGGCGGAAAGCGCAGATGCCAGTATTTGCACGCATCCCAGGCGTCATTGTCCTTGTCTACCAACTCCTCAGGCTTGTGCTTGTTCAGGGCTACCTTGTCCGAAACATCCTTGTGCCGTTGCTGGCCAATCTCCCAAATGAGGCCAGGACAGGCCGTCGTAATCGAGTACAGGGGATTGAATGGGTCGCGCCAGTAATAGCCCATGAGCCATTCGGCAAAGGTCGTATCCCCGCCTGCTTCAGCCGCGATAAAATGGACACCTTCTCTGGCAAAGAGCTTGGCCATGCTTTTCATGGTGCCATCGCCCGCGGCCTGGTCATCGGCCCACAAGGCACGATCGGCTATTTTGTAGGTTTCCTGGCCTGCGTAGGGATTGCCGGGGAAGGTTCTTATTTCTGGATGGCACGCGCAGCCCTGGGGAGGCACGCGGGTCGTTTGTCCTTTAATGATTTGAGCAATATACTGGTATGGAACGTGCGCGGCCCAGAACTCCCATAGGGTAAACTTCTTACCGTCTGAATTAATGCCGTGAACAAGGTAAGCGGCTCGGTGTCTCCAGCCGTGGTCATAACTTCCATAGAGCTTGAATCCGATCGGTGATATGGGGGGAATGATGATGCGCTGGTTGGTCTTTAGTTCGTCCCAGCCAGGGATAAGCTTGGTTCCGCCTAGTGCGCCAAAGTCTATTTCCATTTCCTTCATCCAGCGCGGGCTGCGTGTTCCGCCTGGGTAGCCTTGCGTGGCCTGCTCTAGCCACTTGTCACCCTCGGTCGTGCCGGGGCGCTTCATGGGATCGGCGCTGTAATGCAAGCGCAAGACAGGGATGCCGGCCTTGGTTAAGCGTTCGTTAATGCCTTGCATAGCCTCAGTTTCTTTATGGCGTTATCACTTACAAAGGCAATGTAATGGGGCGAGCGCCCCAACTCTCCAGCTATCTCCCTGATAGTAAGTCCCTCCATCCGCATGTACATCACACGCTTTTCACGTGGTGCTAGCCGCCCAAGCCTCAGAATGGTGTCGAGCAAGTCCCTTCGCTCCACCCTCGCTACCATTGGGTCTTCTATGGCTATGTCCCTCGCCTCCCACAGCGAAATGGTCGTCACGCCGCCTCCACAATCTCAGCAAAGGCCCCAGGCTCAGCGCTGGAAATGGCGATTAGCGATCCACCGCCCTTGATACTTGGGAGAGCCGCCGTAAAAGCGTTGCCAAATTCAGGTTGGAAGCAGGCCTCGTCTGAGAAGATGACGGACGCTGTGTTGGAACGGATAATATCTCCACCCTCAGGGCATCCCCAGATACGACTGCCGCTATCGGTTCGGAGCTGTGCATAACTCATCCCCGCCTTAGGTTGAATGGTTCGCAAGTGCTGCGGAAGGTTCGCCTCCATAAAGCTCATACGCGCAACCCAGGCCTCCCCGTTGAATACGAGATTGGCCGCGTCTTCCTCTTTTTTGGATTGCACGAGGATCAGCTGGTGGTCGCGGAACTTGGCCCGCCAGAGGATATAGGCACAGCACAGCCACGTCGCCATGACCTGCCGTGACTTTTCAACCATTAGGATGCCGGACGTACCGAGCGCGGTAAGCCAGGCTTCGGAATGCCCTGCCTCAATGGCGTATCGGGCATCTCGGGAAGGGAGAAGTCGTCCTGCCACCAGGAGACAATCGAGGAGGGAACGCAGGTATAAGTGATCGGGGAAGCGCTTAACGGGGTCCGCCGCGTCGTGCTCATCCTTCGTCCTCACTTGGTCAAAAATGAAGTAATGCGGGTCCCTGCGGCACCGCTCGAAGTCGAGCTGGTCTATGGCGGTTTTGAACTTCTTAGCCAAGAGTCATGTTAGGTTTGCCCTCCAGGGGTCTAGGTGTAATCGGCCTGCGCCGACTCTCCATACAGCTGCGTTGACAATAGCCACACTCCCGACACTGCAACAGATGATAGGCTGGCAGGAACTGGCCCTGCACATCCCGCCGCCTCTGCCAGGCGCGTAAGGTGTTCATTTCGGATTGACCGTGCTGGCGCGAATATCGGTCTGGTTACTCTGCTTGACACTGGACTTGCTCTTGATAAGACCGTCACGAATGACGAGCGATGACCCCAGGTTTGCCACATCTCGCGTTGCCCCACTCACCACGCCAGGGAGCTTGCCGGACACCACCAAGACCTGCGTAGGGGCGTCAGGCGGGCAAAAGCCGTTCTGGAGCTTTTCGCAGGTCGTGACCAGCACGACATTTTCCGCCCACTGGTTCTGCGTCTGCGTAAACTGCACCTTGAGGTTGCCGTGCTGGACCATATCGGAAGAGGTCGCGCAGCCGGTCAGGAGCACGCACAGGGCCATAGGAATGAACCGTCTCATTTCACCTCCTGATTTTCCAGAATCCAGCCCTGCACTTGCGCGAGCTGCGCAGGCGTCAGGCACTGGAGCCAATCATTGCCCTTGGCTGAGCCGCCCGGGCGTGAATCTTCCTTGCCTTGGATAAACTGCGTCATGCGCACGTTTACATCGACCATCTTCCCGAGCTGAACTGCAGACTTCGTGAACTTTTCCAGGTCAAAGAATTCAACTACGCTTTGCTGGTTACAGTGCGGGCAGACCACCTTCCTGGACGCCTCAATCTTCGTCTCCTTCATCTTCTCAATGACCTGGGCCAGCACATCCAGCGCCGACTCGTTGATCCGGGAAGACTTTTCACTGTCAATGCCGGCATGGTCCGTCAGATTGGCCATGCGCTGGAAGTAGTCATCATGGGCACTGTCGCGGTCGTTCATGAAATCACCAATTCTACAGGTGCCCCGCGCAGCTTTTTAATCTCCTGCACGATGGTGCCCCCGTGTTGTTCAATCCTTTTGCGTGCAATCGCCGCATCGGCCGGAAAGTGAATGTGCCATCTCGTCAGGCTCATCTCGACCAGCTCGCCCATTTCCCAAAATGGAAGGATATGGGGCGGAAGGACCTTTAACAGTTGACGCTGCACAAGCAACATAAACTGCGCCTCCGTCTTCTCTCGATACGCCACGGCTTCAGCATGCGATGGCACCTGAACTAGGATCGTCTCTGGTGGGCGCTTTCCGCAGACTTGGTCGAGATCCGTGACATCGGGAAGCGGCCCGCCAAGCCCACACGAAAAGCAATGATAGATATGGCGCGAGGGAGACACCGTTAGGTTCTCGCCGTCTGGCATCCCCTCTGTGTGCGGGTATGGACACTTCCCGACGTAGTTCTTTCCACGCCGATTGGCAAAAACGACGTTCATGGTTCCTCTTTTTCGATGATAAAGGCCGTCTCCTTGGCGTGCTCCTCACCCTTGCACCAGAGCCTGACCTTGCGCAGGCGGTAGCGGTCGTCCAGCTTGGTCGTGATAATCGTAGGCCCGTGTTTAATCTGGCCCGTAAAGCCCTCACACTCTGCCGTGACATCACGGTAGCGCTTGGGCGGCTGAAGCAATTCACGCAAGCGGCTCACGGAATCCTTGGGCTCGTCACTACAGGGCATGGCCTGGTCCAGGCGCTGCTCAAGGGCAGTGATACGGTCCTGTAGCCGCTCAATGGCCGTCACTTTGTCAATCAAATGGCCCATGTACATGCTCCCTGTGGATAACTTAGGGCCGTGAGAGGCCATGGCAGATTGTTTTCGAGCTTCCAAAGCTGCAGCTGGAAAAAGTGAGGGTCAAACCACCCCCCATGGGCCTGTCCTGTGCCTGTTTTGGGCCTGATCCTGAGCATTGAAAGCGTAAGGCATTGATATCGTTCATATGGCAATGCATGATTCAAGCTAAATCATTCATTAGGT